GTATGGCTAATAATGCTTACAACCAAAAGAAGCATGATGAAGGATTGAAAACAGTAAAGGCTAACAATAAAAAAATTCACAATCAAATCCTTACAGCAAATGTCGAGCTTACTTTTTTGGATGAACTTCCTATCTATTTGTATGTATGCTTATCGGGTGTTATGATATTTATGTCAGGCGCATTTATTAAGCCAAGCAAGATTGAACAAGTCGAAGAAAAGGAAGTTTCGAAAATCGAATATTCTCGAAGTGAATTAATTGACCGAGTTCGAAAAATCAAGAAGGATAAAAAAAATATCACTCGTAAGCTTGAACTACTCTCGAATGAAAGTGGTATAAGTTTATCGACTCTTGACCGATGGTATAAAGCAAGTGAAAGAAACGTGACAGAAAATGACAGAAAAGTGATAGACATAAGTTCAAGGAAAATTAACGCATGAGCATACTATTGATTATACTCGGACTGTATTTTATTATTTCTTTTGGTGCTTACTGGATTGGAATACCTATGTTCTTAATTGCAGTGCATATTTGGTTTAACTATTCTTACATACCGGAACAAAAAAGCAGATTCGATAAAATGGATAAAGGCAGAAAAGGAGAGCTAACTAAACGTCAATACTTTTGGATGAAATCAAATGGCTAATCCTAATTATCAAGACTCACAATCTAAGAGCAAAGGAATATTTTTAAACACTATCGAATTAATAGGAAGTGTTTTGTTATTCGCTTTATTTATTACGATTGCATACGGTGTATTTATGGGCAAGATGGAAGACTTGCTTTGGTCATTGTTCTATTGGCTAGTTGATATTCTTAAACCTATACTTGCAATCGCTGGATTGTTTATTGGTATCTTTCGAGGCTTACCGTTAGTAGTCTCATTCATAGAGAGTATACTAGAAGAAAGACGAATTGAAAAAGCTGAAATAGATTTGTGGCAGAACTTAGAACGCAAGAACTCCCCTACTCCGTTACAAGATGCCACTAAAAACACTCTAGAGGGGGAATCTAAGCCTGTTAGTGAGGAATCTACTGAGAGTAGGGGAGAAGTTGAAATAGTATGGGAATCAAATGGAAGCGGTGCGATAGCGCATCATTTAGTGAAAGGCTCTAAAGAATGGAGAGCGCAATTAGAAAAGAATGCGGAAATCGAAAAAGAGTTAAGGGAAAAACAATTACAAGAAGCTGCAAACGAAAAATTAAAAGAAGTTCAACCAAGAATGATGAGTAAGCCAAATAACATTAAAGAGAATTGGCGTGTAACAAAAACTTGTTTGCGTTTAGGTTCTAAAATAATTGGAAAGTGTATGATGGGTTCAACATCAAATGCATTATCTAAAGGTGGTCAGAACTATAAAGATATGTTTGAGGATTCCTCAGTTTCTACACGTAATGCCAACGGTCAAACTAAAAGTGGATTGTATTCTCTATTTATTCCAATGGAATGGAATATGGAAGGATTCATTGATATATATGGTATGCCTGTATTCAGAAAACCTTTAGAACCCATTAGAGGTGTTGATGGTGGAATGATAACTAATGGTGCTATTGATTATTGGGAAGCAGAGGTTGACTCACTTAAAAATGATGCAGATGCATTAAATGAGTATTACAGACAGTTTCCTCGTACAACATCTCACGCATTTAGAGATGAGAGCAAGCAAGCATTATATAACCTTACTAAGATATACCAACAGATAGATTATAATGACTCAATGATTAAGGAGCATTATATTACTCGTGGTATGTTTTCTTGGCAGGATGGTATAAAAGATACTAAAGTAATTTTTACTCCTGATAGCAGAGGTAGATTCTATATTAGTTGGACTCCACAGAAACATATACAGAATAATGTTCATATAAGAAATGGATTGAAATATCCCGGTAATGAGCATATAGGTTCATTTGGTTGTGACTCTTATGATATATCAGCGGTAGTTGGAGGTAGGGGGTCTAATGGTTCTCTTCACGGACTAACTAAGTATCACATGGACGAAGCTCCTGTAAATGAGTTTTTCTTAGAATATATTGCTCGTCCACAAACTGCTGAGATATTTTTTGAAGAAGTATTAATGGCTTGTATATTTTATGGTATGCCAATTTTAATTGAGAACAATAAGCCAAGATTATTATATCACTTTAAAAACAGAGGATATAGACATTTCTGTTTAAATAGACCTGATAAGCAATATAATAAATTAACTAAAACAGAAAGAGAACTTGGTGGAATACCTAACTCTTCTGAGGATATTAAACAGGCTCACGCATCAGCAATTCAATCTTATATTGAGAGGTATGTTGGATTTGATTTAGCAGGAGATTATAGAGACCCTGAGGAAATGGGGACTATGCCATTCATAAGGACATTAGAAGATTGGGCTAAATTTGATATTAATGACAGAACGAAGTTTGATGCTTCGATTAGTTCAGGATTGGCTATAATGGCTAACCAAAAGCATTTGTACGTTCCTGAGAAAAAAGAATCAAAAATAAACATTAACTTTGCAAGGTATTCAAACGATGGAACATATAGTCAATTAATTAAATGAAAGATATAGTAATAGACATAAAATCTACAAGTTTCCCGAGTCAGTTAGCTTCGGATTCTGAAAAAGCATCTGATTCATTTGGTTTACAAGTAGGTCAAGCTATTCAATATGAATGGTTCAGAAAAGATGGTAATTCTTGTAGATACTACAGCCAATGGAGAGACTTCCGTAGATTAAGATTATATGCTCGTGGAGAGCAATCAGTAGCTAAATATAAAGATGAGTTGGCTATTGATGGAGACTTATCTTATCTTAATTTAGATTGGACTCCTGTTCCTATTATACCGAAGTTTGTTGATATTGTCGTTAATGGAATGGCAGATAGACTTTTTAAAGCTAAGGCATACGCACAAGATGCAATGTCTCAGTCTAAGAGAAGTAAGTATCAAGAAATGATTGAGATGCAAATGGCTGCTAAAGACATTATGCTTATTGTAAAGGAAAAGACAGGTGTTGATACATTTATGGACGACCCTGATAAATTGCCTAAAGATGATGAAGAATTATCATTGTATATGCAACTTAACTATAAGCCTGCGATTGAAATCGCTGAAGAAGAAGCTATAGATACTATTTTTGCTGAGAATCATTATGACGATATTCGTAAAAGAATTGATTATGATGCAACAGTAATTGGTATTGGTGTAGCTAAACACGAGTTTCTTCAAGGAGAAGGAGTAAAGATTACTTATGTAGACCCTGCAAATATTGTTTATAGTTATACTGAAGACCCTTACTTTAGAGATTGTTTCTATTGGGGAGAAATTAAAACTGTAGCTATTACTGAGGTTATGAAGATTAACCAAAGTTTAACAAAAGAAGATTTACAAGAAATCACTCAATATAGTCAAGGTTGGTATGATTACTATAATGTAGCTCAGTTTTATGAGAATAGTATTTTCGCAAGAGATACTTGTACATTAATGTATTTTAATTATAAGACTACCAAGAAATTTGTTTTCAAAAAGAAAATGCTTGAAGGTGGTGGTTCAAGAGTAATACAAAAAGACGATACTTTCAATCCTCCAACAGAAATGATGGAAGAAGGAAACTTTGAAAAGATAGAGAAAACCATTGACGTTTGGTATGAAGGCGTAATGGTAATGGGAACAAATATGTTGCTGAAGTGGGAAATGTCTAAGAATATGGTACGTCCTAAATCATCTTCTCAACACGCTTTACCTAACTATGTAGCTTGCGCTCCAAGAATGTATAAAGGAGTAATTGAATCTTTAGTTAGAAGAATGATTCCTTTTGCGGATTTAATTCAAATCACGCATTTAAAACTACAACAAGTAATTGCAAGAGTTGTCCCTGATGGTGTATTCATTGATGCTGATGGTCTAAATGAAATTGATTTAGGCACAGGAAATGCATACAATCCTGAGGACGCTTTAAGATTATACTTCCAAACAGGTAGTGTGATTGGAAGAAGTTACACTCAAGATGGAGAATTTAATAATGCAAGAGTTCCTATTACTCAGTTAAACTCAAATTCAGGCGCAGCTAAGACACAAATGCTTATAGGTAACTATAATCATTATATGGATATGATAAGGTCTGTAACGGGCTTAAACGAAGCGAGAGATGGCTCTACACCTGACCCTAATAGTTTAGTTGGTGTACAAAAGTTAGCTGCTCTTAATTCAAATACAGCTACAAGACATATTCTTGATAGCGCATTATATATTTACCGTTCATTAGCTGAGGCTTTAACTTATAGGATTGCTGATATTTTAGAATATTCTGACTTTAAAGATGATTTCATTAATAGAATCGGTAAGTACAATGTATCTATTTTAGACCAAATAAAAGATTTATACATTTATGATTTTGGTATATTCATAGAGGTATCTCCTGATGAAGAACAAAAAGCTCAACTTGAAGGTAATATTCAAATGGCTTTATCTAAAGGAGATATTAATCTTGAAGACGCTATTGATATTCGTGAACTTCGTAATCTTAAACTTGCTAATCAATTATTAAAGATGAAGCGAGTTAAGAAGGAAGAGAGAGAAGAAAAGATGAAGATGCAAGCTCAAGCTATTGCTGCTCAACAACAGATTAAATCTCAAGAGATGGCAGGTCAAGTTGCTATGCAAAAGATTCAAGGAGAACTTCAAGGAAAGATGCAGTTAAAGCAAATGGAAGTTGAGTTTGATATTAAGAAGATGCAAGCTGAAGCTGAAATGAAGAGTAGATTAATGGCTGAAGAATTTAATTACAATTTGCAACTTCACGAAATGGAAATAGGTAATATAGACAAACGTGAGCAAAATAGAGAGGATGCAAAAGCAAAACGTATTAGCCAACAAAATACAGAGCAGTCAAAACTAATAGACCAAAGGAAAAATAATTTACCTCCATTAAGTTTTGAATCTAATGAGGACAGTTTAGATGGTTTTGATTTGTCTGAATTTATGCCTCGCTAAATGTAAAAAAAATAATATAAATTTGTAAAAATTAAATCGAATCAAAATGGAAATGAAAGTTAGAGTATTAGACGGAATACAGGAAAAAGGTGTTGCACAAGTTGAACAAGAATTACTTGAACAACACGAACAAGGACAACAACAAGAGCAGGAGCAAGAACAACAACAAGAGC